CGAGTTGCATACAGATTCAAACGATTATCGTGGTTACCTTCTAGCAGTATGATTCTTGCATCGGGAGCAATTGCTCTTTGCTTTGCAAGGAATTCATGTCCATAGTTAATAGCAGCCTGTGTCGTGTTGGCAAATGCTGCTTCTTGAACGTATTTAGAGTGTTCAGGTAGGTCAAGAAAATCTCCAAGATTGATGACCATATCAATCCCGTAGGTCTCTTGAACATACGCCATTATCTGAAGAGCAACGTTGATTGCTTGCTCATCGTGGAATGGGTCAAGGTTTCCATCTTCATAACGACGATAACCAATTTGAGGGTCAGGCAAAATAAATGCACAACGCATTTTGGTATTGGATTTATCGTGTTTAGTTGGAGTCCAGTTTAAAGAAACGTTTACTGGTGTTGCTGGTCTGACGATTTCCCATTGCGGACCTTCGGTCCATGCGGGGTGGATAACGAACTTAAGACCCTCAAGGTCGTGAACAGTTGCATTTCCTTCTTCGTCTTTCGTAACGGTCTGGTAAGTCGATACATTGACCTTAGTGATACGACCAATATCATCCGCATTAAACCCATTTTTTTCAAGTAATTCTCTTATCTTCGAGGATTCTGCAGACTTCTTTAGTTCTTCCCAGTTGTCTTCTAGCGACACGCACATACCCCCTGACGATGGGTACGCATTGTGTCTTTACACATTGGGACGGTAATAACAGTTGAAAGTTGATTCCATAATTCAACGTGGTTTAAATCGGAATCCAACATAACCTTAATGATTTCTGCTTTATCTTCAGACAAACCGTTGTACCACTTTGCAAATTTGCATTGCTTAGGTTTGACTGGTCGCTCTTCTAGATGAACTAAGAGTTTTTTGAAATCATCAAGCGATGGTTCTGTAGCCATTTTGGTGTCCATATCTACCCTCTCGTAGCGATTTTGATAAAGAAATCGTACAGAAGGTTGTGCGGAAAAACTAGAGCGACTCGCCCAAATTAATCTCTCTTGATTTCTCCATAATTAGGAGAGTTGTCACCCCAGTTATAGAATGAACCAGCAGTCTGCTTAGACAAAGGAGCGGGAGTTCCGTAAGGGTCGCTCTGATTTGCCCAAGCAGTACGTGCTTGTGCTGAAGAAAGGTTAGATGAACCAAGAGGGCGTGGGGAAGTTGCCCCTCGGTACGGTTGTACTGCGTTACCAGTTTGAGATGTCGACAAGTTGCCGTTCATCACAATTACCGCATTGAGTCTGAAGCAGAACCTGAGAAGCCTTGACGTGCTCCCATTGTGCTAGGAACAACACGTGCATTTGACATTGTTGCACCTGCTGCTGGGTCAATGGTTGGCATCTTTGCAGAGATTGTGTGCTTTGCACCCAAACGCTCTGAAGAACCTGCATCAACCTTAACTGGTGAGCGACGTGGCTTTGCACCCATCACTGCTGGGTCTGCTGACTGTGTGTTTTTCTTTGGCATCAGTTTACCAACAACTGCACCAACAGATAGCCGAGCACTGCCCTTGCTAATCATGTCTTGTAAATTGTCTGGTAATGAAACTGAATTCTTTGAACCTGCACCATCCATGTGGCTTGATGCTGCTCCTGCACGACGACGCATAGCGTGTCCCATCTTTCTGTAATCTGACATTGGAACTCCTTAGTGCCCTAAAAGAAGGATACCTTCTTTTAACTTGCCTGAATGCTAAAAACGATGGCAGAAATTTCTCCATCGCGGGATTCGATTGTGGTAAACCCTGGCTTGCAAGTTAGGTCTAGTCCTCTAGGGGCTACATACCCACGGGCAATTGCTAGGGCTTTTACTGCTTGGTTTACTGCTCCTGCTCCAACGGCACGCAATTTAACTTGGCGGTCTTGGTAGAGGGCATGGGCAATGGCAGAAGCAACCGACTGGGGATTACTTCCAGCACTGACTCTTAGAAATGGTTCGCTTTCAGCGACCACGTTTTCGATTTCAGTCACGATTTTGTGTTCCTTTACTACGGTTTGTGTGCCCATCCCTGCAGTAAAGGTAAGGTCAAAGACCATATAAATCAGGCTAAACGTGGCTCATCTCTATATTTTGGGTCAGACATTTGCTTAATTACAGCCTTTTCTACAGCGTCTATACCCTGACCAGATACTAGACGGGCTAGGGCGTAAGAGTCAGCAGCATTGTCATCGGAGAACTCGACTCCCCATCGCTTGTACATCTGGAGCAGCATCTCTTGTTTCTTGGCATTTCCTTTACCCGCAGCAAACTTCTTTAAGGTCATTGGAGGAACTTGTAACGGATAAAACAGGTGCTCTCTAAGTATTAACTTAACCGCTCCTGCTAATTCCCCAAGTTTTAATGCTGCTGGACTTTGTAAGACAGAACCTTCCATAGCAACATCAAGTATTTTTCCGTCACGTATTTTATATTCGTCTAGTACTTCTCCAATAAAAGCCTGAATATCAACGAGTCGTTCAACGCCAAAATAAGGGGATTTGTAAACCCATGACGTGTACTTTTTTAAATCATCGGCTTGCAAAATAGTGATAGCAAATCCAGTCAATGACTGGTCTATACCTACGTAAACTTCTTTAGCAAGTTCTAATCCGTGGTCAAACTGTTTTGTCATAGACTGTCTTTACCATGTACTCAAGTTGTTCCAGACTGCCGTCATTCAACAACTTGTGGTCAAACTCGTACCCATCCATTTCCCATTCAGAAACATGGGAGTTAACTGCTTCTACTCCTGGTCTTTCAACTCTCCATACTTGTCCGCCAAATTCTCGTATAGCAGTTGCTTCGTTTCTAAATCGAACATCTGCAATTACGTAATTGCGGTCTTTTCGCATTTGTCCAAAAGCAGCCATAATCCATACGTTTGGATTAATGTGTTGACGTGCTGCATAACCAAGAGATTGAAGAAGTTCTCTAACCTCTGCCTTAGTCTTGGTAATATCCCATCCGTATGTATCAACCATAGACGCTAAATGCTCACCATCAATATGTGGGTTCATGGCATAAAGAATCTGTCTTATTGGGTCTGCAAACGCTACTCGTTCAAACCCGAAGTCACGGACCAGAACTTCAGCAACCGTGTCTTTACCTGACCTTGCGTATCCTGAAAGTCCAATAATCATGATGAGAACTTATCCTTTCTAAAAGCACGAATATCAGATGACCTGCGAGTAATTTCACGCGAGACTAATGCGGTGTCACGTTCTAAGTTGTAAAACATTGACTCAATCATCTTTCGATAGGCGTATCGTTCATCAACTTCTTCTTGAAGTTTTAATACCTTTGGGTCAATTGAAACTTCAGCCTTAATTGCAGTAATGCGTTCACCCGTAGTTTTCTGTCCCATACGAGTAACCATTAACTTTGCAGAGGCTATGTCTAAAGAACGTTCGGCTGAACGTTCATCAACTTGTGCTGCAGAAAGTTGGGTTGCAACATAATTAGACCAGGCAGTTAAAGTGCTAAATAGTTCGCTGAGTTCATCGCTATCTAGGTCAGTTAACTCTCTTGGCATGTCAGGAAACTGGTCACGTTTTGGTGCAAAGGAAAACCCTTGCTGTAACAGTGAGTCCACCGCTTTTTGAGATGCTGGTCCTAATTTAAGTGTCACCTTATGCTCCAAACTGTTCACAGGCTTTACAAGTAAGCCCTGGGTTATTACTGCACTCCAATGGAGTTCCTTCTTTTACAGCGTCTACAACTTCTTTAGCCTTGTAAAACTTGTCCTCAACTAACTCAAAATCTGCTTTAACAACGAACTCTTTGTAATCTTGGTCAGCCTTAAGTTCATAGATAAATACAATCTCGTTAACTTGATTGCCCATCCTCTTCATTAACTCTAGGTAAATCTGACCCTGCATAAGGTGAGTTCTAAATGGACGGCGAATACTTCTCCAGGCTTTCTGAAGGTCGCCATCTGCTTTAGCAATTAACTCTGGGGCTTCGATTCGAAGGGTTCCTGAACCAATCGACTTAATCTCAATGAGGCAATCTTCTTTAATACCCTTTATCCAACCATCTGCATGCCCTGCTATACGTAACGAATCATCGATTAATGGGACTTCTTTATACTCAAGGAAATAAGAACGGGCTTCGCAGTTTTTACAAGACTTTGGGGATACCGCATAAAAGGCTTCGGCACAGATGTGGCATAACCATTTTCCATAAAGGTTACCCATTTCTCTAAACCAGTTCTGCCACTTTGCATGAATAAAGTGACCCTCATCAAAAATTGATTGAAGGCGTAGGTTTGGGGTTTCCTTTTTAACAGAAACGCCAGTTAACGCAAAATACGATGCTCGTACACACCAATCAGCCTTTGCCATCTCAGATGGATGTAGAACATCTGTTCGACGTTCTTCGGCTGGCTTTAACAGCAGGTGGCGTTCGATGTCCCCGATTAAACGTGGGTCATTCTTCTTTGCGTCTAGGAAACGCTTTAAATCACTCATCCCAATCGTCCAATCGCATTATGTAATCCTTTAGTGACATCTTCTTTTTGTAAGACTTCTTCCACTTTCGAATCAAAGCATTCCGTTCTCTATGAGACAGACCGCCCCAAATTCCGTGTGGCTCTTCTCTTTCTACCGCATCTAGCAAACAATTAAGTCTGACTGGACATGGGTTCTTTCCATTCTCTCCAAAGCAGTATGACTTCGCTTCATCAGCGATTACTTTGTAAAGTTCTTTATCTCGTGGTGGATAAAAGATGTCGGTGTCGGCAACGCCTTTGCACCTTGCTTTATACCTCCACGACCAAGTTGGTTCATCCATTGACAATTCCTGTTCATAAGTTCTCTCTCATTTCTAGGTAATCGTCTTCAAGGAGAATCACGTAATTCTCCCCATCTAGATGGATGCCAAGTACGGGTATTCGGCTATCTAGTATTGCCTCTCTCGTAATCTTCTTTAGAACTTCGGATTTAATTGTGACTTGCTTTTTGCCAGTCCACTTGTGTTCAATCAAAAGTTCGTCAGACCTTACATCTCCCTTTCTAGACCAAAAGGCTCCAGAAGCAGCATTACGAGAACCGCCTATACGTTTTGCTAAACGGTTCTCGTGTTTGCGAGATTCTTTTTGCCCTTCTGATTTCATTCATCTTCCAACATGTGTGATTTGTGTTCACCAATCGCCACAATAGTCAGTGCAACTGTTTCTGCCGTAGCCTGTACAGTGACTGACAAATCTTCTGGGTGCATCTTGTCATGTAGGTTTCTACCTGTTACATACGTGTTTGATTTTTTAACAACATCAGTAAGAATGGTCAGGTATTGGTCCATAGATAGGAACCATTTTGGTTCATCACCCAAGGTCAATCACCTTCTTTCTCAACTCTTCCATAAGGTCAATCTCCTCACGAATGGATGCAATGACCGAATCTGTACCCTGCCATTTGCGGTCACCATAGTAGTACCAACCACCCTTACGGTCGATGATGCCACTCAGGACTGACATAGCAGCAATTTCTTTAGCAAAGTCGTACTCGCCTGGTTCACAATCTCCACCTTTATCAAAGTAGAAATCAAAGTAAGCCACTCGTTGTGGGGGAGCGGTCTTGTTCTTTAGGGTTCTGACCTTGATGGTTTGTCCTACTCGCTTCTTATCGTTACCAGTTCCCGATTCAATCCATTCATCACGGCGAATTTCAGAACGAGTAAAGAAGGCGTAGTTCTTTCCCTCACCACCTGGGGTGGTACGTGGGTCACCGTGCATTACGCCAATCTTCATACGGTATTGGTTAATGATTAGCCCTAATACGGCTCTCTCATCTTCAACCAAACTTCTTTTCATGGCTGCACCAACAACTCTAAAGAACTTATTGGTTAGAAGTGCTCCTTTACCTACAGTCATTTCGTCCATGTTCTTTTCCATTTCTGGCATTGGAGAAAGTGCTGGCAAAGAATCAATAACAATTGCATCTACAGATTTTGACTCTGCAAAATCAATAACGGCTTGATAAGCCTCTTCCATAACGTTTGTTTCAATAACAATGACTCGTGATGAATCGACTCCACACATTGCTGCGTATTCTGGAACCCATTGCTCTGCAGCAACCCAAACTGTCGTAAAGTCTGGGTTCTTCTTTTGGTTTGCAGCAATGCACTTTAAGGCAACTGCAGTTTTGCCATGAGAAGATTCGCCAATTAATTCATTCCATTGGTTTCCAGGAAATCCCCCACCTAATACGTAATCTAAAGTGGTTGAGCCTGAAGTAATTCTAGGGATAAGGTCGCTACGAATATCTGAAGCCTTAACAACAACGTTATCCCCAAACTTTTTATTAAGTTGAGCAAGTACTTTTAATGCCTCATCATTCATTAGCCATCTATCCTTCCAATAATCCCTTGTGGATTCCAGTTACTAGAAGTGTCATTACCACTAGCCGTTTTGACTGGACCTTCTACCTTTGCACCAGTTAATGCGCCGTACTTACTTCCTGATTGACTGATTGGGTAGCCACAGTCATAACAGCGTGGAGCAGCATTCTGTACTGCCATGTAATTGTTGCTTCCACATTCAGGACAAGATTGATTCTGACTTGCACTGCCAATTCGCAGTGAGGGTGCTTGTGGCTGAGGTGGAGTGTAAGGAGTCATCGGTTGTTGAGAAGGAGGCATAGGCGGTGAAACATCTCGTCTTGGTTGAGGTGTTTGGCTCTGTAACTTCTTTGCCCACCAATCGGCATTAGTCATCAGTCTTTACCTTTCCTGTAACGTCAATGTTTCCAATCATAATTTGAAGGTAATTTATTAACTTTGTGCGACCATGAATTTCACCGCGTTTAAATGCGTCCTCTGCGTTTTGTTTATACTCAGGGGTATGGACAGCAAGTTCAAATCTTTTACGCCATTCTTCTGATTCAGCAATCTTCTTTAGATTATTTGCATGAAAGACTTCAAGTTCTTCGTTACGGTTTCGAAGACGCTGGTTTTCTGCAACTAATGACCTGTTAATTTCTTCAACGTCTTTAAAGTAAGACAGGCTATCGATTACAGCCTCAAGTTCTTTTTGCAACAATTCGGTGTTTAGTGGTAGTTCTTCGCTCATTTCATACTCCTTGGTTTAATCGGTCCTAGACTTAGTAATCCTATATCCACCATCTGTGAAATTGCTCCAGTGACAGCAGCCATTGTTAATTGGTGTGTCCGTGCAAAATAAAACTCCCAATACTCTTCTGGGGCTTCTTTTGCTTCATCTCCCATTTTTGTTCGATGTAATTCTGTTGTTGCTTTGGCAATCTGATATGTCTGAGCCACAATCAATGGCATCAAGTAAGCAATCTTGGCAACACGAGCATCGCTGTCTTGTTGCTCTTTTTCTGCAATCTCATCGCTAACGTATGAGGCTCCAGCAATCACACTTAGAGCAAATGCGTCATCAAGTTGAGAGTCTAAAAACATCGACCTAATTCGATACATAATTTCTGCCATAAGTCGGTCTTCGTCCAACTCCAATGGCTTCTTTTTCTTGAACCACTTCACTTTGCTTCTCCCCATTTCTGGACTATGTGTGTATCAGCAATAAGTGGAACAAGCATGTCGGGGAGTTTTACTCCCTCCATCGATTCTTTAATTGCTGCTGCTGTTTCTTCGGCTAGATGGTCTGGTGCAATTGTCACCAATTCGTCGTGTACAGTCAATAGGACATTCACAGTTGGCTCATTAATAAAGCAAGAATGTGCTCTAACCATGGCTAATTTGATTAAGTCTGCAGCAGAACCCTGAATCACCGTGTTGAAGGCTTGGCGTTCTGCTCTGGACTTAGGTCCTAAATCGCTGCTAAGAATTTCTGGGATATAGCGTCGTCGTCCCAAAACTGTTGTTACATACGGCAATGGACGTTGCTGTCTTGCAATACGGATAACCCGATTTCTATAGTTATTGATAGAGGCAAACCTGTCGTTAAACAAGTCCATCAACTGATGTGCTTCTTTGACTGTGCAACCAATTTGGTCTGCAATTTTTTCAGGACCAACACCATAAGCAATTGCAAGCACCAAAACCTTACCTGCACGACGGTCAACACCCATACGACTACCAATAGTGGTGTAGATGTCACCGCCATCAAGATAGTTCTTTACGAACGCAGGGTCTTTTGAGAACGAAGCAATAATGCGTGGTTCAATTTGTGAGTAGTCAGCCACAATTAGTTTGTGTCCTGGTGGTGCAATAAAGAGGTTACGAATTAACTTTCCATATTCTCCTTGTGATGGAATGTTCTGCAGGTTTGGTTCACTACTAGAAAAACGCCCTGTTTCTGCACCATACGACTTAAAGTTTGTATGGACTTTTCCATTTACTAAAAGACTTTGACGTGAGACTGTGCGTGATTTACCTGCGGTTGTTCGAGTTACATCGCCACCTGAATACGGCGTTACATAGGTAGTCATCAGTTTGTTTAGGTCTTGATACCGCATAATTGCACCCACCAATGGGTCTTTTTCACGGTAGTACTCCAAGGCTTCAGAACTTACAGAATAATGATTAATCTGAACCTCTGCTCCGCTTCTCATTGCTTCTAGTCCTTTTGGAGTAAGAGCAATTTTAATTGTCTTGTTTGGGCGAATTCCTCGACCACCTTCAGACTTTGGAGTAAAAAGAATTTTCTGTTTTTCTGGGATGGAGTTCATGTGGAACTCACGTCCAGCAATCTTGTACGCCTCTGCAGTTACGGCTACAAGGTCTTTTTCAATCTTCTTTTTGAGGCTATCAAGTTCTTCTGTGTCAATGAACGCTCCTGTTAATTCCATGTCTGCAAGAACTAAAAGAAGGTCCATCTCTAAACGCCATACCGTCATCAACCCACGTTCTTTTAAACGAACGCTGTAAATCTTGTACAACTCCCAAGTGCTTTCAGCATCAATACCTGCATACTTTGCTACATCGCTAAACGCATGCTTTTCAACAGCATGTCCAATACCTTTAACAACTATCTTGTTAAGTTCTCGCTTTGAACAGTCGTCCAAACCTAATCCGTTTTTAGTTCTGTTATCTAAAATAAAAGACGCAATCATTGTGTCAAAGTACGGCTTTGGACAAACTACTCCTCTGTAGTACTTGGCAATTGCTTTGAGGTCGAACTTGATGTTGTGTCCGACTTTGATTTTGTCACTAAACAATAAAGGCTTGAGTGCTTTAAACACATCCCCTGGGAGGAGTTGGTCGGGAGCAGTATCGAAAACTGGTGTCCAACTATCCTCCCTTCTAGAATAATCTTGTTCACGTAATTCTTTTCCCTCTGCTAAACGCTTTTGTCCTGATGCTAATAATGGTTTTTCCCAATGCAAAAATTCGCCGTTTGGATGTCCCATTGGGATAACGTCCACACGTCCTTCGGTTGCAAAAGCAATCCATGTAACTTTATTTAAGACAGGGTGTACTCGTGCAAAGTCATCATCGCCTGTTGTTTCTACGTCAAAGGCGAATGCTGGTTGTGCCATGTATGCACTAACCATTTCATCTAAATCTTTTTGGTTTGTAATTATGTTCATTATGCTCCTAAGAAGAAAGCAGGGGGCTGGGAAATAGAGGTAAAACCAGCCCCCCACTTGTTATGGGACGAGTTACTTTGACGGACTAAGCAACTGAGCGAGCAATCTCAAGCAATTCAGAACGGGGGGTGTCCCAAATTACTTCAGGGCTGAATGGTTCAGCCTGTGCTACAAGCCCCTCAACCTGAGCAGGGTCAAGGTCCCAATCTTCTGCAAGGTCAGTAGGACGTACACGCTCAAGAGCGTATGTTGTCTGTGGACCAGTACCTGAACGTGAAATTGAATAGTAGAACTTATTCAACGGACCACGCTTAGGGTCATCATTCGCTGCTTTAATTTGACGGAACAGCGTTGGAGGTGCGGTAAGAATCATCGTCTTAGGTTCTTCCCCACTCAAGACAAGAACTGTAAACGCAAACTTACCTCGTGGCTTATCTCCGAGAATGTCGCATAGTGGGCAACCTTGTTCATCGGATTCAGCAATGCAAACGAACGAACGCTTACCTGAAGAACGGTCAATCCAATGCTGTTCATAAGCACGGAAAGGTCCGTCACCAATGAACTTGATTAGTTGGGATTCTTCAGAGAATTTGAAGTCGTTTGGGTATTCGCCATCTTTAACAGATGACTTGAGGATTTTTGAGGCTGCATCCCATCCAGACTGGACAGTTGTGCCTACTTTTGGTTTTGCATTTTCGTCATCTGCGTCTAAGTATGAATCTGCATTGACGTTTGGTGATGTGATAGACATTGGTCTTCTTTCGGTCGTGAGGCTTTCGCACTCTGTTGGATGTGAGGTCTATTGACTCTCTGCTACTGAGTCCTTCCACCGCGAAACAATCGCATGTGTTAGGTCGGTATGCAAAGACCATTCTACACGAGCAGTTCCTAAAAGACCCCTTTTAGAAAACTCTTCAACTGCTATTTCTATCAGTTTTCTTGTGTAGACACGGTTTCCGCTTACTTTCTGACCATTTAAGGTCTTAGAACGTAGACGATAAGGGGCACGAGGTATGTACCCCTTCTTTTCCCACGACCTAATGCTAATGATGCTCTTTTCAAGAGCCTTTGCCATAGCACCAATCGTGAAAACTTCTACTTCTTTTCCACCTAGTGTTTTTAGGATTGGGTTTGCATCCCACGCATCCTCTTCAACAACACGGCGTTTTTTTGGCGTGGCTGATTCGCTTCTACGCTTTTGCTTTGACCCTGGAACATATTCAAGGTCAGAGAACGCAGCGAGAATCTCATCATCTCCACGTAATCCTGCCATTGTTACTCTTTTGCAATAGCAATGGCTTGTTTAAGAGCGTTAGCCCAAACTTCATATTCAAATGCTTTGTCTTTGTTGCCTTTTTTCAAAGCATTGATAACAAGTTCTAGATGAGCAACATACTCATCAGTTAAATCAGCAATTATCTTTGTACGAACATTAATTCCTGTTGGAATAGAACGTACTGATTTTTCTTGCTCTTCAATTAGACGTGCAACTTTTTCTTTAGTTTTAGCAGGTTCTGGTTCCCACTGTTGGTGTCCTTTTGGAATTGGCATCATTGTTCTCTCATTTCTTACTTAGGGTCAATGCCCAAGTAATGTTTGGCGGTGACATTTCGTCAACTTCTTCTTGAGTTAATGTGCCGTCATAAAGAGCAGCCAATAACTCATCTTCGTCAATCTTTTCAACGAGTTTTACAAGACGGTCTTTTAGACCTTTCTCCTCGATGATTCGCATAGCAACTTCTTCATTGAGTTTAATTGCTACTCGCTTTTGCTTTTTAAAACTTACAAAATCATCAATTGGTTCTGGTAACTCCAACCAAAAGTTTCCTTTGTCATCTTCGTAACCGTTCTCATCAATGTGCTTAAAGATTGATGAACGCAGTTCCTCTTTACGCTTTTCATGAACCTCGATTACTTCTTTGACGTTCACGTACTCTTTGGCTTGAGTCATCAAATCATCTGACCCAAACTCACGTGGTGAATCGGCTGCTCTAGCCATCTTGCCTCCTATATTTGGTTTCTACTTAAGAAGTTTAGAAGACTGCCGACCGTTAAGTCAACGCCTCCCTTTGAATTAATTCCTGTGCCGTCAATGACCGCATCAGCAACGGCGTTCTTCTGATTCAACATCTCAAACTGTCGTTCTTCAATAGAATTCAAAACCAAGAAGTCTTGAATGATTACAGACTTCCAAGTGCTTGAGGCTCTACGAATCCGAGAGTTACGTTGAACTGCTGTTCCAGAAGACCAAGGTAGGTCGTAATTTACCAGCAGGTTGGCTTGAGGTAGGTCTACGCCATACCCTCCAGCATCAGAAGAAATTAAAACCCTAACTTCTGAAGAAGTTTGAAATTCTAATTTTGCCGATTCTTTTTCTTTTGCGTTCATTTCGCCACTATATGTGCGAGAGTCAATCTTCTTTAAGGAAAGAGACTTCTTTAACAAAGGCAACATTCCTAGATAACTCGTAAAGATAACCACCTTTGAGTTCTCGTCTGTCTCTAGGTGGTCAGCCACATAATCCACAACAGCCTCCAGTTTGGAATGGTTCTTGGCAAGATTATCTAGGTGACCACTGACATCTAGGGAGTGGACGTAGGAACTGCCGTGTTGACCCTCAGACTCCTTGAACTTAGTTGAACTTTCAACTAAAAGTGATGGATGGTCACAAAGCATTCTTAAAGAAGTTATCTTGGACATGATGGAGCCACGCAGTGCATCTGCTGGGCTTCCTGGCTGGTAACCCTGACCATAATGAGCGTCTAAAGAAAAACCTCCGCCAAATAACTCCTGTGCTTCTGCCAGTTCATTGGACAAGTCCATCGCAATCTTTTCATAAATGTCCCGCGACTTACTATCAAGTTTTACCTTGATAGGGTCAAGATGGATGGTTTCAGGCAAATACGGAGCCACGTCAGGGTCTGACTGTGCTTTTCTGACGGAGGCTTCCTTCATTTTTTCGTGAAGCAGTGGAAGGTTTCGATACCTTTGCACGCCACCAAAATTGTTGCGAACGATAAACGTCCTATCGAATAAATCAAAACGACCCAGTAATCCTGGTTCAACAAACTGCATAATGCTGTACAACTCTTCGGGTTTGCCGTTTTGAATTGGAGTTCCTGTTAGTGCAAACCTAACGGGTATGGACTTTGCAAGTTCTTTTACCTTCTTTGTTCTTTTAGACCTAAACCCCTTTATGGCAGTTGCCTCATCACAAACAACAGCCCCAAAATCTAAATGCTCTAATAGTTCCCAGTCATTGACAATGGACTCATAGTTGGTGATGACATAGTTGTGGTAACCAGCATCTGCGTACTGAAGTGTTCGTGCTGATTTTGACCCGTCAATGACTATCGACGTTGCATCTGAAAACTTAGCAATCTCACTTGCCCATTGATACTTGAGACTGGCTAAAGCAATAACCAACACAGGTTTTTGGTCTCGTATCTGCTCCATAGCAGCAATCGTCATACATGTTTTACCCAAACCCATTTCATACGCAACCAACATCTTTTTGCGTTCAGCCATACGCTCTACTGCTTCAACTTGATAAGGCTTGAGGGTTCCTTTAAACAAGGTATGCCCTTTCCCCAAAAATCATGTCACGTGCATTTGCAATTCCAAAACGAATATCTTCTTCCAACATATCGCCTGGGTCTTTAGCCTCAACCCCGTTGTAGTTAAAGAAGGTAACTTCCATTCCGTATTTACGGGCATTAAGCAACAGTGACTCACAGGCTTTACGTCCTGCATCATCAATGCGTGGGTTATCAAAGGCTGCTACAACTCGAACACTTCTGCCCAACAGTTTTCGTTGGGTGTCACTTACCAATGCTCCAAAGGTAGCAACTGCTCCGTGAATACCGATGCTCTCTAAACGCACCACATCTAATGGAGACTCCACAAGAACAATCAATTCTGTGCTCATGTGTTTATAGCCAAACAAGGTATGAGACTTCTTTATGCCTGTTGGACGATTCTTAAAATCTCTTTTACCTTCTGCTTTTTCCTGCCAACCCATGAGTTCGTTTGTGTAAGGGTCACGAATGACAATAATCCATTTGTCTTTATCCCACAGAACTTCGTACTTCTCACATGCTTCTGCGGTTAACTTTCGTTTTTCTAAAGCCCATGCAGGTGGAGCGGTGAAGAGTGCAAGGCGTGCTTCAGACATGGGAAGAGGCTGAGGCAAAGAAACATAATCTCTCATGTTCTTTAGCCTGTTGCCCAATTCCTCAACGGACACTTCCTGCATGTTAGCAAGCCATTCTTTGACTTGCTCATAGTCGATTACGCCGTCATCTTCAAAGAATTTCTGAACATTACCGACTAGAGAAAATACGCTCCCCTTCCAGCCACAAGAGAAACAAAGGTTTGCTCCTGTTTCTTGGTTTATCCAAAAGGAAGGATTGCGGTCTTCTTTGCCAACGTTCTGCACGTGTAAAGGACAATGGCAAAGAATTTCATCCCCTCGTTCCCTAATAATTTCAATATCAAGATTATTGAGGACCTCTTTTATGTCAATACTCACGGCATAATTCCACGTTTACAAATTGCACAACTAGACATCTTGGTTTCCTCATGGAAACAACCAGTTTCCCAGTTCCATGTCAAAACCACTTCACGAGTTGGGCAGTTACGGCTGGCAACAATCTTTAGGTTACGCAAATCATCGTAATCAGGAACAGGCTCTAAACCAAGAATCACATCAGAATCTTGGAAGAAAGAAGATGAGTAACCAATTGAATCTGCAGTTACTTTACCGCCACGCATCTTCCATAACAGCGTCTGAGTGGTTACCACTACAGGAATATCGTGACGTTGTGCTAATCGTTTTAAAGCACGAGTCACGTTTGTGATTGATTGTGGCGTGTTCATCTCACCAGTCATTTCATCCATCATGAGATAAACACCATCAACAAATACGATGTTTGGCTTTAGTTTGGTAATGGTTGCTGACAAGGAGGCGACCGTCAGACCGTTAACCGCATCGACCAAGTGAAATGACTCGTTCATTCCGTCCATCGCTTTTAGCATCTCTAGATAACGCTGCTCTTCATCCGCAAAGAGTTTTCCGCGACGTAAACGTCCATGAGAAACTTGAGCACGTATCGCGTCGTGTCGTTGTTGTTGCTCACGGTTTGTCATCTCAAATGACTGGAACATCGGAACCTTGCCATTGTTATGAGTGTGAATAGCAATTGCAAGGGCTATTTGTGATTTACCTGTCTTAGGGGGAGCAATTACCGTAACTAATTGCCCACCTTGCAATCCCGCAGTCGCTTCGTCAATGACATCAAAGCCTGTGGGAATTCCTAACATTGTGTGTGTTGCTAGTGCTTGGTATTCAGCAAAACGAGATTCAGCATCATTAGTTAAATCAATCTCGTTTGTACCAGTAACACCTGATGTGTTGACTTTAGTAATTGTTGCTTCCATTGCAACCAATGCACCTTCATGGTCATTGGAAGTTAGTTTGTCAACCGACTGCTCTAATCCTTGACGAACTAAAAGTCTTCTGCGAAATGCAACTGCTTGGTCAACAAGAAACTCTAAAGAGTCTTGAACATCTAAAACTTTGTAAGTTGGGTAATGGTCTTTAACTGTTACAGCAGTTGGAACTTCTGAATACTCGTTGTAATGTCGGATAACAAACTTCCATACAGCAGAGTTGTCTTCATCAAGAAACCAATCAGAAGTTACTCCGCGTTGTAAAACTGGAAGTATGTCTCTGTCGCGGATTACTTTACTGACAAGACGATGCTCATTATCTGCTGCCATTTTTAACCAAACCATTTACAGCAAGAATGTCGAGAACCCTATTAGCGCAGGATTGAACATCCATTGTGTAATAGTTTCCACAATCTCCGCATTGCCATATTGCGTCTCTTACACGTAAATCTTCAAATGTCATTGGACTTACAAGTGTTCTTGTTGTGTCTGTTGTTTTTGCCATTTTGTGCCCCTCTTACAAGTTGTCTAGTTCTACACCTTTCGAGCCGTACATTGCAATACGACTCTGCACATCAATTACTCCACGTAGGTTGACTCGATACGGTAAGTCATCTACAAGTTCTTGAGTTGTAGTATAAATCTGTGCGTAGTTAAACGGATTACCGCCACGCCTGTCTAGTATATCCATTACTTTGTCTAGCATTTCTTGCGTCCAACCTTCGGACTCAATTCCTGCCAACTCTGTGGATAAACCATAACGATTTGTTAACTCCCACAGTTTGCTCAGTTCTAACTTCTTTAACTCACTAACTGCAAAAGAAGTAGTGGTCTTAAAGAACTTCTTTGTGGTTTCTTCTTTACGGACAATGACAACATCAGCCAACACAATGATGCGTGGCGGAGTCTCGTTAGATATGTCTCCGTTTTTCACAGTACTTCAACTCGTGCATACTTGAGAACAAACTCACGGAACTTAGTTGCATCCTGATTTGCTTCTTCCGCCAGTTCTTCTGGAACATTATCGGGAACAAGGATTGCATAGTGTCCGTCGTTCTCTGCCATACGAGCCTGAATAAACTTCGTATGCTTGCAAGAGTTGCGTAACTTAAATGTGTGACAGTTGCATCGTGGTTCGGGGTTTTCAGGGCTTAGTTGTACTTCATACACACCAGTCGGTGAGATGAACAGTTGAACTGTACGCCACGAGTCCACTTTTGAGCCTTTCTTCATGCTCTTGCCCTCCGTAAGTCTTGGTTAGTTAAACGAACCCTGATGAAAGCCTCGTTCCCAAAACTCTCCATTGCTTTGCTGTATTGGTTTCCCCAATTTTCCAGCATCACGTTGGTAGTGACTATTGTAGGAAGAGCACGGTCATATCGACTGCGTAAAATCTCATCGAAACTTGTATCGTCGTATTTTGAGCCGTATTCCTTGCCGAGGTCATCAAGAATTAATAATCTGACATTGAGCCAATCTTCTTTAGCCCTGCCATGTAAACCTTCGATAACACGTGTCATTTCACGTTTTTCTTCGGGTTCTGCATCAAATGTTGCTTTCTTTAAAGACAGGAACTCAGGATAGGTCAGATAGTAGATAGGACGTGAAAGCATTCCGTAGTCATCTGTCTTGCTGTACTTAAGGATTTTTCGAGATTCAATATCATCGCTTGGCAAACGACGGACAAACTCCATAGCCGATATAACAGCCATCGTTGTCTTTCCAAGCCCTGGTCCGCCATCAAGCAGGAGACCGACACCTGTCAGTCCTAGACCACCCACCTGCTTGATGACGGTTCCAGAAACCATCTCACCTAGCCATTCTTCAATAGCAGGTGGACATTCAGTATTGAGGTCAGAAAACTCCAACCCTAGAAACCGCATGGGGATATTTGAGTTTCTCATCAACCAATGGCGTTGAAGAGAAGGCAGTTGCTCAATCTTGTACGTCAATTGTTAGCCCCGTCTTTTTATCCGTGTATTTGCTCTTGCCGTCTGATGTCAAGCCAGTCTCGTGAATTGTAATTACAAAATACTTTTCGCCTGGAAACAAAATGCTGGTAACAACATCGATAATCTTTGCTTTCCACTTTGGCATGTCAACAACTGCAAAGACTGGAAGGTCCTTCTTTTTCTTAGGCATTTAAAGCCCTTTCAATAGCCTGAATGGTTGGGCAGGGATACAATACGTGGTAACCACTGTGAGAACATTCGTGGCACTGTTCATACATCTCATCCGTCTCTGTATTTTTATAGATAATGTATGAATGCAACTCCACTACTGCACGAAGGGCGTGAATTGATTGAGCATCACCATTGTAAAGTGCAACATCTAATCTGCGATTGATTTCAATTAGCAATTCATTGTGTGTCATTGTCCGCCCCAGCCTCCGCCTTTGAACTGCACTGCAGGTGGTGTAAATACTTTGCTCATGTGTTTGCCACAACGGTCGCAGATAGGGCGTTCTGTAGAATCAAATGCAAGGTGCATCTCTACAACGCTGTCTTCACAGGTATCGCATTTAAAGTCGTATTTAGGCATTTAGTTTCTTCTCGTATCTTTCTAACGCATTGCGCCCTAGCAATGTATTGTGAAACGCTGTTCCGTCAGAAGCATAGAGCATGTCATCGTTTTCTACTACTGTCTCTTGGCTCATGTCGCCCAGACGGTTAAGTCCTAAGTTTTCTCTTGCCTTGTTCATGTGAGTTCTAAACATCGCAAGATAAATCTTGTACAAATGCGGTGCTTCATTGCCGATGTTCTTAAAGTTGCTCTCATCTGCCATAAACATCTTTAACAACTCTAGTTCGACCAGGGCTGTCGTTTGGTGCGTCTTTCGCATCTTGGCTAATGCACCTGCAAGGTTGTTGACATTGACCGTTCCTGGCAACCACGGAAAGCGTCGCCCGACTAGGAAGGAGAACTCGGCTGCCACATCGCGGACTGTCCAATGCTCTTGTGGTCTCTTGCCTCGTGTCTTTGGATTGTTGCGGGGCACGGACCTCGGCGTATCCTCGGAGTCCAACTTGCCGATGCCACCAATTGACTCGTCGGCTTCTTGTTCCTCTCGCCATTTACGGTTCATAGCATCCTCACTTACTTTGAGTATTTTTATATTTTCATAACTTATTGACTTATTGGTATTAGGTACTAATGGCTTATGACTATATGGCTGGAGCACTAAGCCATCTGTACCAGTTGTTGTCCGCCTCTGTAGAGGCGGTGGTTGGCTACACCATAGCCTCTGTAGAGGCGATGGTGAGAGTACCCAAAAAGAGTGGGCGTAGCGTCCGAGATTTCGTTTGGTCCTGTGGGCGACGAGATGACCGTTGGCTTCTAAAGCCTTCAGAGCCTTTCTCAGGTGGCTATCGCTCTTGGTTGAGGTAAGTTGGCAGAGGTGGGCGACCGAGGTCTTCACAACCCCTTCAGAGTCCGCTAAGGAGTGCAATACGACTAGGAGACGGAACTCGTGGTGGGTGAGTTCCTCGTTCATTCAGACTTGCGGTACTTGTAGTTTCCGTCGCCATTTATCTTGTCCACAACCATCTTGTAGACAACTGCGATAAGGGCATCTGTGTACTCTTCAAGGACGTGGGACAGGTGCTCCTCTAGGGCTTCTGTCTCAATGTCGATAATGTTCAATCCGTCTGTAATGTCCCAGACTTCGTTTTTGCCACCCTGTAGGTCAACGACAACTTCAAAGGCTTCATCTGAGTCATCCCATGCAATGGCTATAACGTCTTTATCCTCTAAAGAAGATACAAGTTCTTCAACGGTTCCTGTCTGGCGAACGGGAATCTGGCGTTCTGCTGCTGTCACGATAATCTGGTCGTGGGTTTCATTTGGCTCTGCAACAGGAATGACGATTTCTGTTATCTCTTTTTTATCAAGGAGCATACGAAGCCCCATAGTTACTTCAATGTCATCTGATGTGCCGAGAATAATTAATCTCATGGGAATCTCCGAGTCTGAACGATTTGTGGACGGTCAAGAAGCATTGTAATTGCCAAAGCAACAAATGCAGAGGCAGGGGCAAGGATAACTATGTCAATCCATAGGTAGCCCATCAGGTATAGCACTCCGACGGCAAATGGCAAAGCAACAAAGCCTTTTAATTTACCCACGTCAAAGTATGCGTCGATTGCTCCTAGTACGTATGCAACGGCTAGAGCGGAGATGAATAGTTCAATGATTGTGGTCATGGGCGAAGATTACTCCGCCTTGACTAGAAATCAAGCACTCTGGTCTTTAGAGTATGAGTCGCCTTCAAAGCCCTTGTACGTACGAATACGGTATGGCTGATTGAGTGGTAGCCAGTCTTCTAGAGTCCACAATAGGCGAGGAATCTTGACAGTACGGCTTGTATAGGCGTAGGAGTAGGAAGCGTGGGCTGTTCCTGACCAAAATACACCTGCTGCTTCAGGAAGTGAGCCGTCAAAGTAGTCAGACGGTTTAAAGGTTTTCTCAAACTGAACGTTGTCAATCCAAATATCTTGACCAGTTAAAGTTGCAGCAAAACTTGCTGCCATTGTGATATTGCCCTGTGTTGAAAGTCCTTCAGGAACGTATAAGGACACGTAATACCGTTTCCATGCGGTTGTTAACGCCCATGTTGTTGATGCTGTATCTGAATCTGGACCGTTATCGTCTGACGCAGAAAGTGTGACTGTAATGTTTCTAGCAGAAGAACACTTCATGTACGCAGAAAAAGTGTAGGTATTTCCCTCAATAATTTTGTAGGTGGTTGGTGTTTTATTAAGTGTTACAGACACAGCAAAACTGTTTTGTCCGCTTAATTTCATAGAGTAAGTTCCAGGAAGTCCTGGAGGAACATCTGTTACTCGTGTTTTTGTTGAGTTTGTTGTCCAGTTATTTGTGTTTGTTTCAAATGATGGGTTTGCAATGATGTTTACTTTTTGAGGTTCTAGGAATATGTCTAAACCACGTGCTTCATCAAAGTTTGTTGCCGTTGCTTGTGGTGCAAACTGAACCATGTCAAGGTTGTAGGAGTTTTGAGTTCTAAAGGTAAATCTAAGAGTTGCATAAACTGCTGTGGATGGAGAGGTAGCGTTTAACTGAAACCTTTGATAAACACCTGTGGTTCCATTAGGGCTTGCTTCTTGAACATAACTACCAATCTTTACTCCCAGATAATCATGCCAAGTAATATCCGCAATCATGCTTCCATTGGAGTCCGAAGCAATGTAGTAACTGAGTCTGTATGCAGTGCTTGCTTTTACTGGGATTCCGTTTTTAACTACATTGTCTTTTCCTAAAATAAGGTTAGAACAATTTGTAACAGTTCCTGTAGTTGTTGTTGTATTTACATTACTTCCTGAGTTTGCATAAGTAAACGACGTTGCACTTGGCACAGATGCAACAGAAGCACTTCCATTAAAATCTGCTACAGACACGCTTCCAACCACAACAGTATCTCCTACTGAAAGTCCGTGAGCCTGTGCCATGACAATAGTTGCAACGTTATTATTACGAGCAACCGATGAAATTTGAGCAACTGCAGTTACAAAACGACCAGACCAAACAGTATCTACTGCGTTTGTTCCTGTAGGTCCAGGTTTATTGCTAACGGCTGTAAGGGTTCCGTTTGTTTTTGTCCAACGTCCAATTCCTTTTGTAAAGGACGAATCTTGCGTATCTAACATAAGGTTTGGGGAGATAGTAAGCGTTGGGTTGTAGTTTGTTACAGCCTCAATGTAGTTTTGAACTCCAAGCAATGTCCCTTTTCTTTGGTACATGTATAAGGCTTCACGAATTAATTTCTTTTGATTTCTATATGGCAAACCAAGTTCAGGGTAAAGCCCAAGATGATTTGCCCACAGTGGAACTAAAAATGGAGGTGTCTTACGCTTTCCGTAAGAAGGCATAAGTAATTCTGCATAGGTTAAAATTTGGTCGTACGTAAATGTAAACCCCGATAAAAATGTGGCAAGGAAACTATTTGGGTCAGGAATACCTGTTGGGCTTTTTTCTGGGCTTGTAAATACACGAGGTAAAAGGCGCAAAGTATTTTCTTGGCTACCACGATTTTTCGGCATAACAGCAGTTGCATACCCTGCTGGAAGCCACACGTTATTGCTTGTAAATAAGAAAATAGTGTAATAAATAAATTGACCAGGTGTTACTGGTAAGTCGTTATCAGTATTATCATCTAAAAAATTGTCTTCACCATCAACAAAATAATTGCGTTCGACTAAACCTGAGAGATTATCAGTAGAGGATTGTTCCCAAATGATTACGCCATCTTCTTCAGTTTCAGAAAAGTTGTCGTTATTTCGAACAAGGCGAATTTTTGTAAAATTTCCAGATGGCGGATTCCAAATTACTTTGATTTTCCCATAATCAATAGCCGATGCTTCCATCGGTTCGGCGTTGAGAACAAGCCGTGGAGCATTGCCGTAGTAGGCTCCACGGTAAATAGCACCCGTATACTTTGCCATTTACGGCTCCTACTGCAATTGAACTGCGTAATAAGAAATTTTAAGTGGGTAGTTATTTCCCGCTTGGCTATCATTAACTGGAACATTTAAATCAACTTCATAGGTAAATCCTGCAGAAGTAACAGTTTTAACGGTTACAAACCCGTTTTTACCTGTTGTTGGATACATAACAGTTGCAATAACCACGGGAGTTGCAGTAAATCTTCCTAAGTCAAAGTTCTTAGTTCCAATAACTAATTGGTCACCAGTTGTAGACGTTGTAAGGTTTACTGTGCCAACCTCCATTGCAAGAGGTACTTGAGCAGGACGAATTATCGGTGCATTAAATGTTTGTGCTGCACTAAATGTATTGGTAAACCCTGTTCGTGCATATTGCGACAAGTCAGGGTATGCAACTGAAAGGGATTCCCAATCAGTACCATTCCATACTCGTACTTCTCTATATTGAGGCATTTGTTAGTCTCTCTTTTGTAATTTCCCATCAACCCAAAGGTCTCCAACACGAGGGTTTGGACCATGAGTTGCTTCGTCATACTCAACAACAATTGGGTCGCTAGTAAAAACTGCTGCCAGTCTTTCGCTTGTCTTCATTGTCGTTACTACTTCTCCATCAAGGATAAAGAGGACGAGTTTTTCGTTGTGTAGTTCTGGGGTGTTTTCAGCCATTTGTTTCTCCTTCGTCGGCTCCTACTGTAACAGCATGCCACTTACCTATGGGGCATGAAGCATGAGGAAGTTTTGCTTTTTCGGTCATAAAGCACCCGCATTTTCTGCAGGTCTTTGTTATGTTGATTAGGTGCTCGCACTTCAAGCATCCTTCTTCATAACGAGCCTTAAAGGTCTCGTCATCAACTCTGCCTATCTTTGGGTTTATTAAATCCCAAGGACGTGCAGCATCGCCTGGGTTTTTCTCTTTCCAAATATCCCAGGGTCTTTTCTTAGGTGTCTCTGTCATTGTCCGTATGCCTTTACTTGTATTGAGCCGATATTTCTTCCATCTTCGTAGTTGCTTGGAGCACCTACAAGTCCGTAGTTAGTGCTAACTAGGTTGTTAGTTACTGACACAGACCCGACTTGTTGAGTATACAACGAGTCTTTGTATGCTGTTATAGAGATAGTGTCGTTTACACCTGAAATTTTTACCGCATTCCAACGTTCATTTACTTGAGTGTCACTGACTACTGAAACAACGCCGTTTGTCATTTGCAAAACACGAATATAAAAGTATTGATTGTATGCAGTTGCAGTTCCTACGTTATCGCAAACAAATCTGCTTCCTGATTGGCAACAATTGTAATAAGGAACGTTACTAAATCCATCAGGGGAACAGGTCTCGATTGTCTCAGTAAATTCCCCATATTGAGTACATACAAAAGCACCATATTGAATATCGTATCCCGCACAACCTACATAAACTGAGTAGGTTTCAGATGTACAGTCTCCAGGAATGGTTCTTGTACAAATGTCTCTATCGCAACAAATGCTTGTTCCAAAACGGTTACAGTACTTAATGCAGCAGTTGTAAGTTGTAGTTCTATCTGGTGTACATACTGTTCTAGTTCTAGTTTCATAAATAGGGTCAACACACGTAACTGTGTCGGGTTCGTAGTAACCGTCTACACAATCTACGTATGTGTTTGTTTCTACTAATAGTGTGTTCGGTGGCTCACAAACGAGATTGTAACCCGCAGGGTCTGGACATGCAGCAATGCAATAAGACTCATTATGTCCTGATATGCAATAAGAGTAGGTGTAAGACGTTTGATTGTAATAAGGAATAACTGCTGTCCAGTTGTTTTCATCTAGACCACGAAAAACAACACCCATACCAGGAGATAATTCATTGGCCTCTAAATTAAAATCAGAAAACCCTGTATCAATAGTTGCAAGTGGGTAGTCTGATTTTGAACCCGTAGTATTAGCATTGTTTGAATTGATACGCCATTGACTTCTTTTTAATTCCCAGGCTTGTCCACTTTCAGCAACACCTAATGTGTTAGTTGTGTCTTGTCGAGAAAAAGTATCCTTTAATTCTGCAGCCCAAAATTGTTTCCAGTTACCGTTGACTTTTACATAGCCAAATTGGGCACGCTTCCACCCACCATTGACTTTTGCAAAAAGCCCAGAACCAGACTTAAAATCACCAGAGACCTTAGAACCAATAGCCATGATTAGTCCTTAAGGAATGTACTTAATCCAGATGTCTCCGTTATTACCACCAGTTGGGTCTGACGTTGAGACCGTGATGTTACGAAGACGAGAGGTAAGTGCTTGGTCTCCTGTAAGTGTTCCTCCAGTAATTTGAATTGTAGTTTCGGCAGAAAGCACAGCAGGGTTTGAATCTGAGTCAACCCAAATTGTGCCTGTTGGTAACCCAAGGGCTGCACCATCTGGGGTTGATGATTGCCAAAGGATTGGCTTTAACTCCTGGTTATTAACAATAACTTTTCCAGCATTATCAACTTTAGTTAATATAGTTCCAGAAGAGTTTTTAAACTGAAGTAGGTCTGCTGTTTGATTAGTAAATCCTTGCAAACGAAGAGGTATTACTGTTGCATTTGATGCTTGTATCGTATCGTTACCCGTATTGTGGGTGTACTGTGTATGAACGTCGCCTTTAATACCTTGCTCGATATTGGCAATACGAGCCTTAAGAGTTGCAAAAGTAACCGTTGCTTCATCAAAAGTTCCTGCATATCCTGCAGTTACCTGTGGAAGTGTTCCAATCGTTGCTTGAATAGCGGTAACTTCTTGCTGAAGAGCGTTAACGTGTTCGGCAAGAACTAGGTCGGTAAAGTCTTCTTTAGTGGTAAAGGACTTAACTCCGTCTGGATAAACAGCCATTTTTTCTCCTAATCTACGGCTTCATTCTCTCTGGTTTTGCGGTTTTTGACTGGCTTAACCCTTAGCCATTGATGGTATGGGTATGGCTTGGGCTGGTCCTTGTTGCCAAGGTATTGCGAACCGTGGTCAAGGTAGTCTCCAGAGTCTTGATTTTGTTTGCCATAGCCAAGATAGTTGCCACTAGGTCCACCTCGGTTGTTCCATTTGATGTGCGTTCTGTAATGATGTGAGTTCCTTCTAACCCTGTTAAAGAAGTTGTATCAGGAAGAACTTTGACATTAATTCTTTTACCTTTATCAGGTTTGCCAAAAGTGCCACACCAAACGGGATAACTAACATCGCC